TAAAATCGCGCGACATGGGGGTGAGCTGGGTGTGCATTGCTACGTTTTGTAGCCTTGCGTTATTTAATAATAATATAATTTTTGGTTTTGGCTCTCGAAAACAAGAATATGTTGATAAAATTGGTGACCAAAAATCTATTTTTGAACGCTCTCGATTTTTTCTTGAAAATCTTCCCGTTGAGTTGCGCGGCGGATTTGATAGAAATACGTGCAGCAAGTTGTTGCTAATTCACATACCGGCTACTGGTTCAAAAATAACAGGCGAGGCAGGGGATAATATCGGGCGTGGCGACAGAACGAGCGCATATTGTATAGACGAGGCTGCGCACATTGAGCGTCCGCATTTAATCGAGGCAAGCTTATCTAACACAACGAATTGCAGGATTGACGTATCAACGCCAAAAGGGATGGGAAACCCATTTGCAGAAAAAAGGCACTCAGGAAAAGTACGCGTTTTTACAGTCAACTGGCGAGACGACCCAAGAAAATCACAAGAGTGGTACGAGGAAATTAAAAAAAACCTTGACCCTGTTACGCTTGCTCAAGAGGTCGACTTAGATTATTCAGCGTCTGTGGAGGGTGTATTGATTCCGAGCGCGTGGGTAAATGCCGCTGTTGATTCGCATATAAAACTAGGATTTGAAATCAGCGGTCCAGAACGCGCAGGTTTTGATTTGGCTGATGAGGGCAAGGATTTAAACGCTATAGCAATCAGAAAAGGAATACAAATAATTTACGTAGACGAGTGGAGCGGCAAAGGGAGTGATATTTTTTATACGGTCGAACGCGCAATTGACGAATCAAAAAGAAATAATTGTTTTCACATAAATTACGATTGCGAAGGATTGGGGACAGGTGTTCGTGGAGATGAGCGCGTAGCACAAAAAGACACAAAGTTGGCTGAAAGAGTAAGATTTTATCCCTTCAGAAGCTCTGGAGGTATAATGAATCCCAAGAAAAAGGAATTTGATGATAAAAACGCCAATAAAGATTTATTCGCAAATTTAAAGGCTCAGGTTTGGTGGGGACTGCGAATGCGGTTCCAGAAAACATATCGCGCAGTGACTGAGTGCGCAGACTATGACAAAGACGAGTTAATATCCATTAATTCAAAGATGCCGAATTTAAACAAACTTATTATTGAGTTATCTCAACCTACATATTCAAAAAATGGCGCATCAAAAATAGTAATAGACAAAGCACCTAATGAATCAAAGTCGCCGAATTTAGCAGACGCTGTTATGATGTGCTATTATAATACGCCCAAAATAGAATTTAACTCCAAATTACTGAGTATGATAAATTGATGAACATTTTTAACAGAAAAAGCACGGGAAAAAAAGAGCCTGAAATAAACAAGTCTTTAAATAATGTAAACGTGGGAATGCTCATAGATGAGTTAAATAAAATTTTAGATAAAGGGCGAGATGTTAAAAATCCAGACTGGCCAATAAAGCCTCCTGAAATTTTAAACGGAGTCGTGCCAAAAGGTAAAAGCGCGCCGGTTCTTGCGTTGGATAATGCGTGTTATACAGGAAATACGTTTGATACTGTTAGTTTGGGCATCGGTGGGTTCGTTGGGTTCCCAGGATTTAATCAGCTTGCAATGTTAACGACTCGTCCAGAGTATAGGCAATTCGCGGATGTGAACGCTACAGAGTTAACGCGCGAATGGATTGATATAAGCAGTTCTACAACTAAAAATAAAAAAATAGAAGAAAAAATAAAAATAATCGAAGAGAAGCTTCTTGAACTGGATATAAGAAGCGTTATCAGACTCGCGGCCGAACATGTTGATTTTTATGGCCGCGCACAATTGTTGATAAAAATTGAGGGGCAAAAATTAGATACACCATTAATTTTATCAAGTAAAACAATTCCAAAAAATTCCATAGAGCGCGTGACGGCAGTAGAACCATTTTGGTCAACCCCCTCTTATTATAACGCAACAGACCCTAGTGATAAATATTTTTACAACCCTCCATCTTGGTGGGTTTTGGGTCAGGAAGTGCATAATACAAGATTGTTAAACGTTATAACAAGAAAACTACCTGATATTATAAAACCCGCTTTTAATTTTGCGGGCATTAGCTTGTCGCAGCTCGCGTTCCCATACGTTGACAATTGGTTAAGAACACGCCAAGCAGTTGCTGATTTACTGAATAATTTTAGCGTTTTAGCATTAAAGACTAATTTAGAATCCATTTTGCAAGGGAATATGGTTGAGGCTCAAGGCCTTCTTAATCGAGCAGACTTTTTTACAAAATATCGATCAAATAAAGGGCTGATGTTGATTGATAAAGAGAGCGAGGAGCTAACACAAATAGCTGTGCCACTTGCTGGATTATCTGATTTACAAGCTCAAGCGCAAGAGCATTTGTGTACTGTATCCGGTATACCTGCAGTTAAACTTTTAGGAGTAAGCCCAGCGGGCTTTAATGCGACAGCAGACGGCGAAATAAGGGCATTTTATGATAAAAAATCAGCAGAGCAAGAGGCCTTTTGGCGACCTGCGATAAAAAAGATTATCGATATTATAATGATTTCGGAATTCCGCGAGATTGACCCAGAGATTCATTTTACGTTTAATCCGCTTTGGCAAATGGATAAAAAAGAAGACGCTGATATCCGCGAGTCTACTGCTCGAAGAAATTCTATTTACATTAATGATGGCGTGTTTAGCTCGGAAGAAATACGAAACGCACTTGCAAATGATATTGAATCGGGTTATGACGGAATTTCAGAAAAATTGGAAGATAGTTTTGATTTATTAGAAAGCGAAGAATCAGGCGAAATGCCGCAAGTTGAAAGCGGAAGGGAATAATGGACAATAATAAGGACGTTACAATAAAGCCTGTGCGAGCGAACATGGGCATACGCGATGATTACGCAAAAAGCTTGCATTATGAAGCGTTTAAAATGAACAAGGATACACAGGCCCGCCTTATAGAGGCATACAAAAGTTTGCCAGAATATGGTCACCAAGAAACGAGCGCAAGGCAGCAATCTGATGATAAAAAATATTGGTCTATCGCACTACTTATACTGTTAGGCAAGCTATCAGAAGAGTGGAGCAATGAATTTGAATCGTTTGCGTCAAAAAAGGCGCAAGATGTTGTTTTTCAAATCCAAGAACATACAAATAGAACGATTGCGAACAAATTAAAAGCAAAGAATATCCGTTTTGATTTTGTGGGGAAAGCTGAGTTAAACGAAAATACAAAAGTATTAATTTCAGAAAATGTAAAACTCATAAAATCAATACAGGAAAAATACTTTGCTAACGTGCAAAGTTTGTTAACAGAGGCGATAGTTAATGATAAAAATTCAAGCTGGCTCACCAAGAAGATGCAAGAAAATTACGGAATTACACGAAGACGCGCAAAAATGATTGCACGAGACCAAATCACAAAAATAAACGCAGCAACAGTTTTAGCTAAACAAAATGAGCTAGGAATAAAAGAGGCAATTTGGAGGCATACAAACAGGGCAAAAGTGCCGAGGCCAAAGCATGTGGCTGCGTCAGGAGAAAAGTACCGTATAGATAAAGGAATGTTAATTGAAGGCGAATACATCTATCCGGGACAAAAAATAAACTGCATGTGCGTAAGTGAATGGGTCATCCCAAAATTATAGTATGTAAAAATCAAATATAACCTCATAAATAATTTTACCTTTGCGGTATCTTTGTGTTAACATTTAAAAAACCCATCATTTTGACTAAAAAGTGACAATATACGCTTACGATAAATCAGACCGAGTCATAGACATGGACGGTCGATTGCATTTAGAGAAAAGCAGGATTTCCAAAGAGGCTGTAAATCCGTATTATGGATATGAAATTCCGAACCATGAAAGATTGGGCCTTGATGAAAACAAGATTTATAAAATGTATCGTCCCGCATCTGAGCTCGAAAAAGCGGCGAAAACATTTAACAGAATTCAAATATTGAAACGGCATGAGCCTGTTTTCTCATCCGACAGCAAAAAAGATTTAATTATTGGCACAACGGGTTCGGAAGCACGTTTTGAAAGTCCCTACCTTGTAAACTCATTATCTTTTTGGGATGATGAGGGAATAGGAAGCATAGAAGCGGCAGACAACGGATTGGGTGGTGCTAAGCAATTGTCTGCTGGTTACGCATATACGCCGGTCATGCAAAGCGGCGAATTTGACGGACAACAATATGACGGAATTATGACCAACATAATCGGAAATCATATTGCCTTAGTAGAGTCAGGGCGAGCAGGTTCAGACGTAAAAGTAGCCGACAATAATATTTTTAATGATAAAAGTGGAGTGATACACAGCATGAATGAAGAAGCAGAGCAAAAGAAAGAGCACGCGATAGAAGAAGTTGAAGAACTTGCAAAACTAGCGACTGATGCAGGAGAAGCGGATGTAGTGCATCTACTGAAAATGAAAGGCTTGGATGATGAGGAAATCGCGCATATTGTGCGAATTCTTAAAGAAGATAAAACGTCAAAAGACGAAGAAGTAAAACATTGCGTCATTGAAGATGAAGACAAAGACGAAAAAAGAGACGTTGAAAAAGATGACAGAGAGGAAAAAGACGTAAAAAAAGCGTTAGATAGTTTTGAAAAAAGATTACGCGCTGAATTTAGAGAATTAGAAAAAGCAAAAGATGTTGTTCGCCCTCTTGTTGATAATATCAGAAACGTTGACAAGGCCGAGGAAGTGTATCGACTCGCTCTTGATTCTCAAAGCATTAAGCATTCAGATATCAAAGAATTATCAGCTTTAGAAGCACTGTGTAAATTAGCAATAAAGTCCAACGCTGTTCCTGAAAAAATCTATAATTCGGCTTTAGGAATGGATGAAGACAAGATTGCAGAGTTACTTCCTTTTACTAAACGTATTAAGATTCAATAATAGAGGATATAAAAATGGGCTTTCAAACAGTTATAAACAGACAACAAGCACCAGCTACAAATGGCGATATTGCATCTACAAATGTAGTAACTTCTGCGATGTCTCCGGAAGCTGGCTTTATTGCGGGGACCGATGGATTAATCATTGCGCGTTTTGCGTGGATTGACCCATCTGACTTAACACAAAGAGAATTGATTAATAACAGTTCCCTTGCAACAGATGTTAAGCCTGTCGGATTTATTGCTCGAAGTATGCAGGGTACTGAAACTGTATTTCTTGCGCAATTCGGCAATACAATCCCAGAAGGTTATATGGCTAACGCTTATCTTAAGGGCGATTATTACGTTGAAGTAACAGTGGACGCAGCAGTTAGAGGACAAAAAGCATTTGCAAATCTTCTTGACGGTACGATGAGACCAGGCAATGAAGGTTCCACGATTGCAGGATTTATTGAAACTGATTATACGATTAGTTTAGATGCCGCTGTTGGCGAATTAACAATTATTTCACTTTAAAACAGGTTTTATTATGACAAACATAAACTACGAATTAAAAGAAGCGTTAAATAGAGTCGGCGTATATTTTGATGAACATAAATATAACGCTTTAACATCGGCAGTTAAAAAATCAATTGCAATGGATGCTCAGCCAGCTCTTGGAACATCTCCTAACTCTTCTATTCCATCTTTTTTAACTAATTATTTTGACCCAAAAGTTATTGATTTTTTGTTTTCGCCGCTTCGTGGTGCAGATGTTGCCGGACAAGAGTCAATTAAAGGTGACTGGACGCAAAATGTTATTACATTTAATGTGTTAGAATTCACGGGTTCTGTCGCTTCCTATGATGATTTTAGTAACAACGGCGTCTCAAAAGCAAACACTAACTTTCCGTCTCGACAGCCTTTTCTTTATCAAACCAATATTCGATGGGGCGAATTAGAAGCGGCACGAATGGCGCTGACTCGCATTGATTGGATTGCTCAGCAACAACGAAGCACGATGAATACGCTTAATCGTTATCAAAACTTAACGTACTTTTTCGGAGTTGATGGCCTTGTTAACTACGGACTTTTGAATGATCCTGCGCTGCCTGCTGCAATCCCACCAATTGGCGGCCTTGCTTGGAGCGACCCCTCTGCTGATGGTCAAAAAATTTATAATGACTTATTAAATCTTGCAACTGATTTAATCACTCGTTCAAACGGTATTGTTACATCAATGAGCAAGATGACACTTGCAATGTCTCCTTATGCAAGCTCATACATCAAAAAGACAACTACCTTCATGGCGGTTACTGCAGAGGAGCTGTTTAAACAACAATTCCCTAATGTTCGATTTGTTGTGGCACCTGAACTTGATACTGTTGCAGGTCAAACTCTTCGATTAAAAGCGGATGCGGATGATGGCACGTTGACCGAAGAAGTTGCATACAATTTAAAATTAAGAACCTTTCCTGTCTTTCCTAATTTGTCAAACTATATGCAGAAATACGCTCAAGGCACTGTAGGTAATTTGTTGTATCGCCCTGTGTTAGTATCAAGAATGGTGGGAATTTAATTATGGCAAAGTTAACGAAATCAACTGTTTTTGTTGGGTGCTTATTACCGTCTGGTATAGATTTCCCAATTCAAGACACCAAAGAACAAACCGTTTTTAGTAAAAAAAGATTGAGATTGAAGGGTACGAATGAAGACGATGAGTTTGACATTATATTTCGTGGCGTTCCAAAATCAGAAAGAACGCCAATCCTTCAAAGGCATCATGTCGGAATCACAGAAGTGGATAGCAAACTCTGGGATAAAGTTAAATATCTTTACGGTGAAAACTACGCCCTTTTCAATAATGGCGTTATTTTTGAGGCTGATTCAAAAAAAGAACTGTTGGCAAAATTTAAAGATTTACAAACTAAGAAGGGTTTGTTAACTGGTTTTGAACCAATGAGTAAGCCACTTGATGAAAAAGGAAGTATAGAAAACCTAACTCAAGAGCGATATACAACTGAGCGATTAATCGTAAATTTATAATGGCAATAGTAGTATTTGTACCAGCTCAGTTTAAATTGGTTTATCCTGAGTTTGCAGATGTTCCAGATGTTCAGCTTGAGTATTATTTTTCTCAAGCTGAAATTTATCTTGATAATACAAATGCAAGTCCTGTTCCAAATGTAAATACTAGAAAAATATTGTTATGGATGTTAACTGCTCATATAGCGCAACTAGCGGGCGTACTTGAAGATATCAATGGCGGAAGCTCTGGTCTTCAACCTGTTGGCAGAGTAAGTTCAGCAACCGAAGGGACTGTATCAGTTGGTTTTGAGTATAAAGTTCCAGGAACTGCGAGCTGGTACGCACAAACGCAATATGGCGCAGCTTATTGGGAGGCGACTTCATCAGTTCGGACAATACACTACTTAGCTCGTCCAACGATTTATTAATATGCTAAAAGAAACGGGGTTTTACAAACAACTAAAATTGATTTATGAACAGCAATCAAAATCAGTTGAAGTTGGGTTTTATGAGGATGCGCCGAAATATGATGACGGCGAATCAGTAACTAATGTTGCGTTTCATAACGAATATGGCGGTATAGGTGAGTTATCCGATGGGCCAATTGCTATACCTCCAAGACCGTTTATGTCGAAATCATTTAGTGAAAGTAAAGGTATACTAAACGCATCATTTAATGAAAATAAAACAGACATTGTGAAAGCTCTAAAAGAAACGGGCGAGAAAGTACAATCTGTTATAAGGAAAAATATTTTAGATTGGTCTACTCCTCCAAATTCTCAAAGGACAATAGCTTATAAAGGGTTTAATAATCCTTTATACCATACTGGGAATATGGTTAATTCAGTAAGATACAAAATAGCTGGGAAAGATGAATCTTAGAACAATAGCAAACAGTAAAATACAGGGAATAAATAAAGACTTAAATATATTTCTTAGAATTTCAGACGGATATACGCAAGGAAATGGCGCGAGGCAAATACCGCTCTATTTACCAGACGTTGAAATAAAAGGACAACTCCAAGCAGCGGATGAAGAGTTTTTGAAGCAGCAAGACGGGCTTAATTTAGAATCAGTATACAGAAATTTATACATAAGCGGAAATCTTGATGGCGTGGTAAGAAGCAGAATAAAGGGCGGTGATTTAGTAATTATATCAAATGAAGAATGGTTAATTGTAAAAGTTTTAGAGCATTGGTCTGACTGGGTTAAGGTTTTAATATGTTTACAGTCTCAATAACGGTTGATGACGTAATAGACTCAGTAGCAGCTTATTTAGAGCCATTTGTTAACGGAGTAAAAATAGTTAGAGCGCAAACAAATAGAGTGCCTTCGCCGCTCGGGCAATTCATAACGCTAAATGAAATTAGCCAGAAAGAAATAGAGACGCCAGCTTTAATTAATGACCCGGATAATGGAATAATTACTATCATTAATTTAACTGAAATAGTTATACAGATAGATTTTTACGGTAATAATGGTGGCGATTATGCTCGAGCTTTTTTATCAGCGATTAGAAGTGTGTATGGTTTTGATAATTTTCCTGAAGGGATAAAGCCACTTTATTGTGACGACATACAGCAAATGGGATTTATTTTAGATAATCGGCAATATGCGCAGCGTTGGACGATACGTTTTCATTTAGCGTACAACCCTATCGTAACGTTGCCACAAGAGTACGCAAGTGAGTTCAATTTGAATTTATTTGTAAATGTAGATACAGAAATTGAGTAGGTAAAAAATGACAATACCAGCATCGAATATAGTTAATGTCGTTTCAGATGTGCTAGGAAACGCAGGGAATGCGCCCGTTTTAAACGGCGTATTTATGAGTCAAAACGCTTTAGTGCCGCATAATAGTGTATTAACGTTTACAACGGCTGAGTCAGTCGGCCAATATTTCGGCGTATCGAGCCAAGAATACGATTTGGCAAATAGAATTTATTTTAACGGTTATCAAGGTTCAATTTTGAGACCGGGTGCTTTATTGATTGCTAATTATAATACAACGCCCAAACCTGCTTTTTTGCAATCTGCGCCTTTAAATATCCCATTGATTGAGTTGCAGGCGTTTTCAGGTGAGTTTGATATTATTGTTAATGGACTTGTTGTAAACAGTGGAGCAGTTGACTTAGCTCCGGCATTAAGCTTTAGTGATGCTGCGACAATTATAGAAACAGCACTTGGAGCAACTGTAACGGTCGCGTGGAATTCTGAAAATAAAACATTTAGAATACAGACAGTGGCGACTGGTGACGCAGCGTCTTTATCGTATGCAACAGATGTTGCGCCAAGCCCACTTGCTGAAGAATTAAATTTAACTGTGACATCAGGCGCGATTGTATCAGATGGCGGCGATGTTGATACACCTGAATCCGCTGTTACTCGATTAGCGTTAGAGACAACTGCATGGTTTTCATTGGTTACATTATGGGAGCCTACTCAGCAAAATAAAATTGACTTTTCAACAGCCATTAGTGAATTGAGCAAATATTCTTATATTTGCTGGGACACTAATCAGGACTATTTAAACGCTGACTCACAAACTTGTACCGCTTTCTTGATTAAAGAACTAGAAAACAATAATACTTTTATGATAGGTGGCGATTCTAGTTTTATTACATCACAAAATTATAATATAACAGACGCAACAAGAGACTTGGCAGTATTTGAGCAGGCATTCGTTGCGTCTGTTGATTTTCAATTGACAAACGGAAGAGCTACAGCAGCGTTTAGAAGGCAATCAGGATTGACTCCAACAATCGGAAGTAAAACGACCGCTGATAACCTAGAGGGTAATGGATATAATTTCTACGGAAGTTATGCAAATGCAACAAATCAATGGACGTTTTTATATAACGGACAATTGTCAGGTAAATTTTTATGGATGGATTCCTTCTATGGCGCGGTGTATTTAGCAGCGCAATTGCAAACGGCAGGAATGGAGCTATTGGCTGGGAACAATGCGCAAACATCAGTCCCTTATAATGACGCCGGTTACTCAACAATACGCGCAGCTTTAACCTCTCCGATTAACGACGCTGTCAATTTTGGGACGATTAGACGTGGAATAACGTTAAGTGAAAATGAAATCGCAACAGTTAACAGTCAAGCTGGACTTGATATTAGTCGCGCACTTGAAACAAATGGTTATTACTTACAAGTTAAAGATCCTGGAACGCAAGCTAAGCAAAATAGAGAAAGTCCAATTATTAACTTCTGGTACACGGACGGCCAATCTGTACAGATGTTGGTAATTAATGCAATTGATATCCTTTAGGAGATAAAATGTTTAACAACAATATAACATCTGCGAACAGTATTTTTAGAGTACTTGTACCTGCGCTTGGAATTTCTACAACGTTAGAAAATTACTCTGCTGATTCAATGTTTGTGACGGATTCCATAGAAGTTTCTCAAAATATTGTGGGTGCAGACGGTCAAAAAAGTTCGGGCTTTATCTTTAATTTAATTGACCAAACAATTGATTTTCCGGCTTCTAGCCGAAGCATAGAAGTTTTTGAAACTATCTATAATGCACAACTACTATCGCGTGATATTTATACTATCCAAGCTGACATTACGATAAGTTCAGTGCATAGAAACTATGTTTTAACAAATGGTACATTATTAAGATACATGCCAATTATCCCAGCAAGACGAACATTGGACACATTTAGTGTTACAATAAATTGGGGCAACGTGATTGTAACGCCTATTTGATATTAAATTAAAAGAGCAAAAAAATGACAAGAAAAACCATACTTTATGAAGTTTCCGAGCAAAGCTCCAGAGATTTTGGTAAAAAATATGAATTAACAGAAATGAGTGCGTTCCAATGTGAAAGATGGTGCTTAAAAGCAATAAGAGGGATTGTTAAAGCTGGGTTTAATATACCCGATGAATTTAATGATTTTCCTGCGCAAGCCTTGGTCGCAATGGGCGTCACAGCGTTCTTAGCAATTGACGAACTCACTCAATCTGAGTTAATGTCTGAAATTCTGTTAACTGTTAAAATAACATCAACTAAAGACAGCGCATTTCAACCCAGAAAACTGTTGTTATCAGATTCAAGCGAAGACATTTCAGAAGTAAGCACATTAATTGAACTAAGAAAAGAATTCTTTAAACTTAATCTAAATTTTTTAGGGGTCGTAGGGAACCAGATTATTCAGGAGCTTCAAGCCGTTCGATAGGGCAGGCTATAAGTTTGATTTCTTGCGTAAATGTTCCCTTTGTGTTTCAAAAGATTATAGAAAACAAATTTGCAAGCTTGATTGAGCTACAAACAGTATACTCTATAGAAGATGCTTATAATTTATTTGAAATTGTGACAGTTAATAACTGCAATGAAATATTAGTGAGAAAAGCAAATGACGCTAGATAAGTTTGTATTGCAGTTTTTAATCAATAATGATGACGCTATCAAGAAAGCAAAGCAGCTTGAATCGGCTCTTGATTCATTGGATAAAAAATCACAGTCCACAAAAAAATCATTATCGGATGCCCTGAATGTCGTAAGTAGTACCGATTCTATAGGTCAAACTCAAAGAACTATAGTAACAAAAAAAACTACTGGTTCTACGCAAACAACTGTAATAAAACATTCTGAATCTGTATCAAAAGTTGAAGATGAAACAAGAAAGAAAAGACAGCTAACGTCTAAACAATTAGAGAATGAAAAAAAGAAAGATAAGCAAGTTGAGAAAAGCAGTCAATATTTCAAGGATTTAAACAAGGGCTTAAAGCAATCTTTAGAACAAGGTGGGCTTGTTGGGTTTTTAAAGAGCGGAATTTTTAGTCGATTAGCTGGAGTAGGTACAGGCGTTGGTATTGCGTCATGGATTGCATCAACAACTTTATCAGAAGCAAGAAAATATAACCCTTTGTTTTATGATCAAGACAGGCTCAATACATCTGCCGCAAATATAACGGGACTAAGTAGGGCGTTAAATTTAACAGGGACATCCGGAGATCAAATTATAAGTGCATTAGGATTAATAAGTCGCTCTCAGACAATGACGCACTTAATGGGGGGCTCAAAATGTTTTAGTAACGTTATGAACTCCCTCAATGTTCCGCTGTCTAATAGAAGAAATCAAGCAAGAAAACCTGAGGATATTTTATTAAATATAGCAGGTGCCGTTCAGTCCGGAATAAAAGCAAAGCATTTAAATAAGCAAGATGCGTATAATATGCTGGAATTAGCAGGGTTTAGTCCGGGCGTTGTTAACTTTTTAATGCAAGGGCCACAAGCAATCCGTCAATCGCTTAATCAACAATCAGGAAATATTAGCCTTACTAAACAACAAATAGAAAACTTGAACGAATTAAATAAAGCTACTCAAAACTTGGAAAATCAATTTTCTAATTTAAAGCTTGAGTTAGCAAACACATTCGCACCATTTCTTACAATGCTTGAAAAAGGAATAGCATCATTCTTTACGCCTAACGCCGAAAAAGGAGCGTTAAATTTTTTAGGTATGGGCATATTAGCTGCGAGACGTACGCATCTAACTAAAGAGCAACTTGAAAAGCAACGTGCAATTAATTTAAATGCCGAAAGAGGTCTTCTCGGTTATCCGAACGGTTCAGCGATAGCAGGTGCAACTAATGTCACACACCATAATAACGTGCAAAATTTGCACGTACATACAAAGTCTACAGATCCGAAAGGAATTGTTAACGAAATATACAATAGCATGGGTATAAATAATGTCATGCAATCAAACTTAGGGATGTATTAATGCCAACCCTAAATTTTAATAATTTTTTTGGTGAATTTAACAATATTGGGCAAAATATTATCAATGCGTTCTCAGCGCAATGGGGTATTTATAACGAAGACGGCGAGTCATTTACAGGATTAGGTTTGACATTTCTTGGACCAACTCAGTCAACACAGGACATTGCTTACAATAAAATTACGACAATAAGCACATTTCCGATACAACAAGGTGGGTTTGCGTCTTATAACAAGGTTGAATTACCTGGACTTTCCGCAGTTACATTAACCTTGTCTGGAAGCTTATCTGATAGAATACAGTTTATTAATCAAATTGATTCAGCAACAAAGTCAACACAACTATTATCTGTTATAACGCCTGATGTTCAATATATAAACCAATCTATAGAACGTTATTCTTATACACGCTCTGGTAATAATAACGTATCAATGTTATCAATCACATTATTTTTAAAAGAGATAAGGCAGGTTAATGCTCGTTTTAGTAATTCAGGAAATCAGATAAATAACCCGACGAATCCTAATTCGTCCAACAGCGTGAATGGTGGTAGTGCTCAAGGTAAAACGCCAAGCAATAGAACTCAAAACACCGTTAAAAATGGAGTTTAAATGATACAGATACCTGTTAATAACGTTCCAAATCAAATTTTTAATGTTACATTAGAAACAGTATTATGCAGAATTAAACTGCAATCAAAAGATAATGTACTTGGATACAATGAAGACCCAAATGCGTTAACATCCTCTTTATATTTTAGTCTTGAAACAAATAATAACGAAATAACAAATACTACCATTTGCGAGAATTTAAATTTTTTAATCAAACAATCATACGTTGATTTTGGCGGAAATTTTCTGTTTGTTGACACGCAAGGAAAGTCTGACCCGTATTATAGTGAACTGAATACAAGATTTTTATTGATTTATCTAACGGCTGATGAATATGCCCAGTTACAATAAAAAACAGATAAAATACATTATATCAATTCCAGGGCGAGAGTTTACATCGTCAGGAAGCGATACGATAGAAATTATAGGATTTAGAAGCTCGTGCTATATTGATCATGCGGGTGGACAACAATTATCCACTGCGCAAATTCAAATATTTGGCATCAGCCAATCGGATATGAATGCAATCACTACATTAAATTGGAATTTGGCAGAAAAAAATAAAACATTAATCGATGTTTTTGCATTAGATGACTCAAACACATATGAAACTTTGATTTTTAGGGGGGATATTATTAATGCGTGGGGAGTCTATGCAAGTATGCCCGATGTTTACTTGCACATATATGCTATAAATAATTGGTACAATTTATTAACGCCGTATCCTATAACCTCATACAAAGGAAGTACAAAAATATCTGTCGTCATCGCAAAGATAGCAAAGGACTTGGGTTTACATTTTGAAAACGTAGGCGTTGAGGCAGTCATGAATAACGCTTATTTAACAAATACAGCAATTCATCAAATAAGAACAATTGCAAGAGCATCTAATGTTGATGTGTATTTTGATAATAATTCAGTGATTATATGTAATCAAGGCCAACCGCGAGGCGGATTAGATGTTATTATAAATCAAGAAAGCGGAATGATTGCATATCCAACATTCGATAACTTAGGCGTAAATATAGAAATATTATTTAATCCATTTTTAGTTTTTGGTGGTAAAATTATAATAGAATCAGACTTGCCGCGTGCAAATGGTGAATTTACCGCTATTTCTATAAGTCATACTTTGCAGTCTGAATTTCCAGACGGTCAATATTTTAGCTTAGTGCGAGGGAGTAAACATGGCACAGCAATCACAGGATAGGTTTTATTTAGGTGAAGCAAATGTTCATGATTTCCAAAGCGAATACAACAAGCTTATATTTGTTGTAAATCAGGTTTTAAAAGATATACAGACTGCAACGCTGGTTAAAGTAATGGGAGTAGATGCTGGCGGAGAAGGCCCTGTAGGCACAGTGAATGTAACACCTTTGCTTGAGCAAATTGATGCAAACAGAAACACATATCCCCATGGTGTTATTTTTAGTTTACCCTATTTAAGGATTCAAGGGGGTACTAATGCTATAATAATTGACCCTGTTATAGGTGACATAGGAATCTGTATTTTTGCAAATAAAGATATTTCAAACGTTATAAAAACAAAAAAACAAGCTGCTCCTGCATCTTACCGACAGTTTTCATTTAGCGATGGATTGTATCTTGGTGGAGTATTAAATAATACGCCAGTTAATTTTGTTGAATTTAACAATAATAAAATAAAAATTACATCACAAACGACTGTTATAGTTAACTCTCCGTCAGGAACAACAATAAATGGGAATTTAACTGTTAATGGAAATATTAATACGACAGGTACAATTGATGCAGACGGAAATATAACGAGCGGCTCTATTTCATTACAAAATCATTTACACAGTGCCGTCCAAAGTGGCGGAGATAATTCAGGGCCACCCGTACCATGACAGTTACTACAAGCCTAAGTTTAAATCAAGTCACATGGGATTTGGAATTAGATGAGTTTTATAATATTAAAACCATCTCTGATTCGTTTGCAGTTGCTCAAAATGTAGCAACTGCATTACGAACAGTGAGAGGCGAACAATTTTATCAAAACAATAAAGGTATTCCTTATTTTAACGTTTTAGGAGAAAATGTCCCCATTAATTTTATAGGAGCATTAATGGAACAAGAAACTTTAACAGTTGAGCATGTTGCATCTGTTAGGTCAGATTTAAGCCAATTGAATGACAGAAAATTAAGCGGAAATATTTTATTTACTGATGATTTAGGTGGGGATAATGGCATTACTTTCTAACGTACCTGAAATACAATTTACAACAACAGGGTTAATACTTCCGGCTGAGCAAGAAATTTTGGACGGTGTTTTAGAAGATTTCAATGAAGCATTTGGCGGTCAATTGTCATTCGACTTATCAACTCCTCAGGGCCAGCTAGCAACCAGTATCACTGCAATTATCGCAAACAAAAACAGTCAGATAGCTTATTTAGTCAATCAATTTGACCCTCGACATGCAATGGGATTTTTTCAAGACGCATTGGGCGAAATATACTTCATTGAAAGAAAGCCTGGTACTCCAACGGTAGTTAATGTAGTAGTTAACGGTTTATCAGGTACAATAATTCCAGCTGGAACACAATGTCAGGATACAAATGGAAATGTTTATCAATTCCTACAACAAGTAACAATCGGACCAAGTGAGACGGCAAATGGTCAAGTTGAAAATACAGTAGTAGGGCCTATTCCTTGCTTGTCTGGCACGTTAAATGTGATAAGCCAGTCAATTATTGGCTGGGATACAGTTAACAACTTATCTGATGGAATCTTGGGAACGAATATTGAAAGCAGAAGAGATTTTGAGCGTAGACGATTTAATAGTGTCGCTGTAAACTCAGCAGGTATACTTGGTTCAATACTTGGTTCAGTCTTCACAATTATAAATGTTCTTGATGTTAAAGTATTAAATAATTATTCAAATGCTCCAATTGTTATAAACGGAGTTAATTTAATAGCAAATTCTGTTTACGTATCAGTGTATTCAGAAAATTGGACACATTCTTTAAGAGAATTAGTAGCAGAAGCAATTTTTAATAAAATATCAGTCGGGTGCGCGACAAACGGCGCAACAACTATACAAGTCCCATATTTAGATCAATTTGAACCCATATCATTTCAAGAAACAACTCCTCTGGATGTTTATTATAAAATAGAAATCAGTAGTAACCCATTATTACCAAGCGACATTGCAAATCAGATACAAACTGCGATGGCAGACGCTTTTGATGAGGGAATAGGCGCATTTATAGCAGCTAATCAATTTTATTCTGTTATTTTATCTGTCAGCAACACAGTTCAAATATTGAACGGTTATATAGGTACTGCGCCTAATCCCGCAACTACTACATTACAGACAAATGCCGACCAAAAACCTTTATTACCAAAAGCGAATGTTGAGGTTGTTATAATATGACACCGACTCAATTAGAACAAACAATAATGAGTCAATACGCGAATTCGCCAACTATTGACTATATTATAAAGTCAATGAATGATGCGATAGGGCCAGAAACGGATATTGATAATTTTTATAATTTTGTTTTTAATCTAAATACTGCACACGGTTTTGGGTTAGACGATTGGGGTATAATTGTTGGCATTACTCGTTATTTAGAGATAGTTCCTTCGGGAGTGTATGTCGGTTATTATAATCCCGCTTTTACTCAACCTGATCAAGTTTATACGCCTTTCAGTGTTGCACCATTTTTTAACGGAAATGCAGCGACAAATACAGTTCCTGTTCCTGATGATATTTTTAGAAAAATGATATTTGCAAAAGCGTACGCAAACATTCATCCACCATCAATTCCTACCATCAACAAGGTTTTAGAAATAATTTTAGGTGCAGGTGTTGGATATGTTAAAAATAATCACGATATGACGATTGAATTTATATTTAATGTTCCAATTAGTGCAATTGACGGAGATATAATTTATAATTCCGGTATAGTCCCAATACCTGACGGCGTAGAGGTAATAGTTTAATGGCAATACCTACAATAGAACAGTTGGAAAGCGCATTTGCTTATGATGCAGAAGCAGGCACAATTGATGCTATACCTCAAATCAATACAGACCCTTTAAAGCCAAATAAGGCGACATATACAAAAGGGTTCCCTAAGATTACCATGGAGGATATAGCAGTATCAGGACTTCCTCCGCTTGGTCCCGATTTTAATGGTTTATTAAATAATATCGGACAACTCGGCGTGTGGCAATCTGTTGGAGGTGGATTTAGCTATAACGGGGCATTGTATAACAATTCTAATCCTTATATTACAGGATATCCGGCGGGTGCGCGTGTTAAACGTTCAGACAATAAAGGTTATTGGATAAGTACAATTGATAACAATCAAACAGATCCAGATTCACCTGCATCAGTAGGCTGGAGAGAAGATGTCTCAACGTCTCCTGCTGTTCTTACAATAACAGTAGCAGGCCAAAGTGTTTTGGCTGTAACGCAAAAGCAAGCTGCATCTCTTTTTTTGTGGATAAATGAATCTGCGCCTCCTGCACCTATTGTAGAATTAATACTTCCTTTTCAAATTTCAAAAAATTATACTATACTTAATGACACTACATCAACTTTAAGAGTATTTACAAACGCTCCCGGAGGTAGTTCATCAGTTGATATACCTCCCGCTTCTAATAAAGTCCCAGGTTTAGTAAAGTCAGATATTATTTCTGTTCTTGAAACATCCCCAACAACTTCATTAGTTTTGAGCGTAAATCGCCGTTTTTGGGCGCAATTTGGAGGTGTAGGCGAAGTACCAATTGCTTCACCCGGCACTATTGTTCCATTTGGATTCCAGGAAGGAACATATAACCCAATTGTAGCAAATAATAGAATACAACCAAGTTTCCCGTGCAGAATACAAGTAAACGCAAGCTTTTTGATGAGTAATATTTTTGCAGAAGAGCAAGTTAGAATTACTGCGTTATTTAATGGAAGTATTACAATAGCTGGGGCAAATGGTTATACTGCATTTCCAGGAAAGACATCCGCGTATTTGATCAATTTAAGTTTTGCAATTAGTTTAGTACCAGGTCAATATGTTGAATTTCAAGGGCTTGGCGAGCCTGGTTCAGGTGCTAAAGCTCAGGCACAATTTGGCTCAATAGATTTTATAGGGTAAAAATGGGATTTCAAACTTCAATAAATACAAGACAATCATACGCAGTAGAGGGCGACTTTGCTGCGACTAATAATTTAGAAACAGCGCAAGGTGTAGAAGCTGCCTACTCAACCGGATTGGACGGTATAAAGGTTGGTACATTTGCATGGGTGTCGAATACTTATCCTTCGTTAGTTGATAATTTTGGATCGACATTGCCGCTAGGGTTTGTAGCTAGACAACAAAGAGCAATTAACGCAGACAGCTTTATACAAGGCACGCTTTTGATAAAAAAAGGCATTCCGATTAGTGTATTCAGAACAGGAGATTTTTGGGCGAGAAATAATGCAAATAATTCTGTGACGGGACATAAAGTATATGCGAATATTAATGACGGAACAATATTAAGTGCTCCGGAAGGTTCGTCTATCCCCGAATATGTAGATACATCGTTTAGAATTGTTTTAACAGCAAATCAAGGCGAATTAACAATAATTTCTGGTATTGAACAAGCTGGTTTTTTTGATTTTAATTATTTAACTGATCAATATGGCAATTTCCTAATTGATCAATATGACAATTTTTTAGTGGACTAATAGAATGGCAACACGTAATTTATTTTGGAACGCAGATACAAATACTCCAACTTTATCATCCGGAGTAGGTCAACCTAATATTATTTATACTGTAAATGTGGCTGGAAATACAGTTTTAGACGGAATAACAAGCTCAAAAGTCGGTGATCAAATATATTTTGAAAGCGGCGAATGGAAAAAAGTAGAAGTTTCGTCAAAAAGCGCAGTAAATATTGTCTATGTAGATCCAGTTGGAGGAGATGACGCAACAGCAGACGGAACGATAGGTCTTCAATTTAAAACATTAGAAGGAGCGAACGCGTTTATTACAATAGCATCAGCTACAAATCCATTTGTTATCTCAATAGCACCGGGTGTAATAAATGAGGCGTCAATAGTTAAAAAACCGTATGTTTCGTATATTGGCTCATCATTAGGGTCTGTTATTTTTACGTCAGCTTCCGGTTTTTCGTTGCATCCGTCACATGACACATCCATTGCTCATGCGAGTGAAATATCTAACATCATTCTAGACGGATGTGACTTAAACTTCAACGGTCAATTATATGCGTCTGGTGTTTGGGCGATAAATTTTAACAATGTAAAAACGCCTAATTCAAAAATAACATTATTAAACAAAACAGCGCAAGAATATATTTTTAATGATATTGACTGGTACTCTACGACTACTGGAGATCAAACTGAAATTGACGGTGGTACTATTCTAATGCGTTCAGGTAGAATTTATAACTACACGGGTGCAGCAACATTAGAATCAGGAGCATCATCATTAAATATTTTAGGCGGGTATATTAATATATTTGATTTGCGTACAAATTCAAATTGCACTGCATTAATAGCCAATACGCGCATTAACACATCATTAACTCTTAGAGAAATTGATGGAACTCAAATATTGAATATTGATGCAGACTCTGTCCCCGTATCTGGAATCTCTATAGTATTCCTTTCTGGCGACGGTGTGCCAACTATTAACTATCTAACAAATTCATCGCAAATAAACGGCTCTTATACTCCTGCTAATTATCCTTTAGTTGGAACATCAATACAGAGGCATTTAATCGGTATCGATGAGGCTTTTGGAGGAAATAAAGGAACACAAGCGATTAGTTTTTCAGGAATTACAGCGTCTCCTGTAAGTGTTGATATTGAATATTGCTATACAAAAACATTAGTTTCATTAACAATTAGAAACACATTATTTTCGGCGACAGCAAGCGGAACGATGGTGTCTACAACAAACTTACCTGTCTCCATTCGACCAACTATTGATGATGTAAATTTTCCTATTTTTATTCAGGACAATGGTTACAGTATGAGTGGTCATCTTCATATAAGTACAGCGGGCTCAGTTGTTATTAGCGCAGGTCCTGACGGCGTTACGCCGTTTACAGGAGTGGGTCCATCTGGGTTCTTTGGTTTTAGTGTATCCTATAATATTTAAGGTTAAATTATGTCAGTAAAGATTTCTAACTATGATTTTTATTCGTCTTCAAAATCCACTGCTCTTTTAGACAGTTCTATAAAAAATAATGATTTAAATATATATCAAGAAGCTGGCGATTTAAAAGCGAAATATAGAGACGGCTCAGGAACGTTATATAATAAAACACTTACAGCAAGTGCCTCAAGTAGTCCGTACTTTAAAACGTACAGCGCATCTGACTTAGCTAATTCGATCATAGGAGCGCAAGTTTCACTTTCAAGCGATCGTCAATTAAATTATTTATCTTTTGCAAATACAGGATCGATAACAATATCGCTTGAAGTTCCTGCTGAGTATGCGGGTGCAGAGGCTGAGTTATCGTATTCAATGTATTGCCCAAATGCAATAAGAAATCACTCGATGACAATCAGTCCCTTTTTGAATAGAAGTGGAGCAGCCGTAATAACATCTGGGGGAGGTGGGACAGCATTCGCTAATCCTTTAAGTGCGAATATTTTATCTAGGCAATCTCATTCAGTGATTCCAGCATCTGCAACGCAAGCCGGAGACACGATCAGCATTATACTAACTCGACTATATAGATCAGTTGAATCCCCACGGCTTATCAGTGCATCAGTAAAATTTTTAGCGTAGAATTAAATTATGTCAGTTAAAATCTCAAATGATAATTTTTACACAGAAGCGAAAGTAGCATCTTTGTCTGATGAGCTTGTAAAAAATAATGGATTAAATGTTTATCAGGAGTTGGCTGATTATATTTATTATACAAAAATAGAAGTAGATAATAATGCTGAAACATATACGCTTTCGTTAAGTTCAGATGAGCCATTAAGATTTAAATCTTTTGATACGACATCTGAAATACTGGAAGCTTCATCACATTACACTGAGGGAGAAGTAGTTTACAATAAACAAATAAATGCACCTTGCGTTAGAACAAGCACGGGCTGGAGTTCATTTAACACAACATCATTACAATAAATTCACACAAAACGAGGTAAATAAAATGCCGATTACATCATTTAACGCAGCGAAAATCTTAACGATTGATACATCTGATGATTTAGCTACTTCAACAGAATCAGGATATTTTGACGGAATTAAAGAATATTTAACAGTTGGTCAAATTATATTTTTGACTGCATCAGATGACGTAGCAACTCTGAGAGTGACCGCAGTAGAGCCATCTGCAACAGTAGAAAACAGCGAAAGTGCTTTGCCTGCTAACTCAGTTGGGACAGAGCAACTTAAAGATTCAGCGGTTACTAATCCTAAAATTCCAGATGGAGCTATCGAAGAACCAAAATTTGATCCAGCTGTTCAGGCAAAGCTTAATATAATTAAAGCGTCAGCAGTTTATAACTTAACGAACATTGGTGTTCCTGGAGAAACCGTATCGATTCCAGGCAAGGGAATTGTTCCAGGATTGCCGTGTAATGCAACATGCGTAACGGGATCTACTGTTTCGATTGTAGACGCTATAACTGGCACCGATGAAATAATATTTGCGTTTAATGCTGCGATTGTAGCAGGTGATAAAGTATCTTATACTGTTACAGAGACAGTATAACTACATATAATGAATATTCAAAAAATGTTGATAATTGATGAGGGGCTTAAGTTATTTCCTTATTTATGCACCTCAAAATTTTGGACTATTGGCGTTGGTCGGAATTTAGAAAAAAATGGATTAACAAAAGAAGAGCAAACAAGTATTTTAGGTAAAGTTTTTGGAAAATATGAACTCATTGATATATTAAAAAAAACAGGAATAACGCAATCAGATGCTTTAATGTTGCTTGAAAATGATATTAATTTTCATAAAAACAAATTAAGTAAATTTGACTGGTTTTTAACATTAAACGAGCCAAGGCAATCCGTTTTAATTAATATGTCTATAAATCTAGGGTTTAATGGACTTTTAGGGTTTGATAATTTTATAAAGTCACTAGAATATGGAGATATGAAGGGTGCAGTAGTTCATATGTTAGACAGCAAATGGGCCAATATTGATGTTCCAAAACGTGCATTGAGGCTAGCAAAAATTATGGAATCAGGGGGGTGGCCCGCGAAATACATATAACGTTTCACGTAGAACAATTGGAAATTTATGGCTCTTGACCCTGTAACGGCAGCATTTGATTTAGGAAAAACGATTATAACGCGCTTTTTCCCAGACAAAGAAGAAGCGCAAAAAAAACAATTTGAGTTACAAGCACTCTTGTTGAGCGGCGAGTTAAATGCTCAGATAGCGCAGCTTAAGATTAATGAAAAAGAAGCGGAAAACCCCAATCGCTTTATATCGGGCTGGCGTCCTTTTATTGGATGGATTTGCGGAACCGGATTAGCGTATGAAATGGTAATATTGCCATTTTTAACTTGGTTTTCATCAATTGAACACATACCGGCCCCCCCTTCTTTAGACATCAGTACATTAATGAGTATTGTGACATGCTTGCTTGGCTTTGGTGGATTTAGAACATACGAAAAAAATAAAAATGTAGCGCGAAATTAAACAGGGATTTATATAATATGGGGCTAGATGAACGAGTTTATAATCTTGGAAAAGAGCTTGCTGTTATGAAAGCAGAATACGACCATTTAAATGAGATTTTAGAAATAAATCTAAAAGAAATCGAAAAAAGAATGGGTGAATTTGACAAGTCATTAAATAAAAAATTTGATTTTATTGGAAATATAGCATCTTTTTCTCGCAAAATGATTGCTATTAGCAGCTTAGTAGGAATTATAGGTTTTTTCATATCAGGAAGCGCATTAGATTATTTAATAAAGCATATAGATTCAAAAGGTCATACTCGAATTATTAATTCAAAGTATTGATTTTAACTTCTAATACTAAAATCAACCCAAACATAACCATACAATTTTCTATATAGCCATATTTTTAACTTTGACGGTTTAAATAGATATCGTTTATTTTCTGTTTTTTGCGTTACAAACATACCAGCGCATGCAAAAATATTTATTTCATCATTATCGTTCATTTTTTAACTCGTTTTCAATCGTAAAAATAGTGGCATTTACGCGATCTACCAACTCATTTATCAAGTTTATGCGGTCTTTTTTATCAACCCATCCGAGCATTGTGGATAAAATAAGCGTCGCTATTGATAAATTGGTAGCCCAAAATGCCTTAACATTTAAAGAGTTTGCGTTTTTCTTGTTTTCTTCGATTGATTTTATTGTTTTGTTTAAGAATATTAGCATTTGTTTTTCTTGTTCGTTTTTGTTCATTTTTATTTTACCTGTAATTTTTTATGCTAAGGATGCTTTCTGAGTTAATTGATTCTTTAAGATTATTATCGTTTATATTATAAATTAGACCAGTTATGTACCTTGTTCTAGCGTACGCATAGTTATTTGATTCATAATGCGCTATTGAGGCCTGCTGCTCTGCGAGCTCTTCGAGTTTCTCTAAAATCGTTACTTTGTTTTTGCCTTCAATCATACTATTTATATTTATTTTAGAGTACAAGTTTTGTATAATTTCAAAAACTTCATCTGAACTGCTTTCATATTTGTTTAATCGATTATTAACTAATTGATTCATTCTAGTGATTATTTTGCAAAATCTAAACAAATTTCGCTCTGAATCTGGCTCATTAAAGAACTCTAGTGTTATTCTTTTTATTTGAGAGAGCACTTCTTTTTCTGTGTTTTTTATATTGAACATTTCTTCACCTAGTTATTTTTTTTAACAAAATATTTTGGACATATTATTTTAGTCGGTAATTCATTATCAGTAATAAGTTCTTTTTTCCACGTATATTTAACTAATGCGGTTTTTTTGATTATATCATTCAGATATACGCGCCCGTCTTCGGGATAATCTAACCCGATCGACTCACAAAAGTTTTTAAAATATTTATGCGTTAGGGTGTTTTCAGTAACTGCCATATTGAAATTAAAAAACAAATTAGTTCCAATCGGTTTTATTAGCAAACGCAATAGCGGAAGTCCATTACGTGTTTCATCAATAGTCGCATCCATTATTTGCGACATACATATACACGGCTCCCCATTAAATGTTTCATTCTCTTTAAGAGCATCAGGGTTCGGATTAAATTTAAATACATTATTCATTTTCTTCCCTATTCCGCATTGAACGTCTTTTGTTGACATATCGATTGAATTTTTCATTATTTTACCTCAATCAAGCTATTTTTCCAGTCACCCTCGTACCATTTTTTGACTCCATCTATATTGCAATTAAAACCAGTTAGCCTAGGGTATTTTCCTTCCCATTTATTAACTCCATGCCAAGGCTTTAAATTATAAAGCCAAATACTTAAATTTTTGTCTTGAGTTATATACTTATATCCTCTTTCTTTAGCCTCGTTGATTAAGTCTGCGATTGTGAGTTGTTCGGACTTTTGTTCCTCTTCATTTTCTAATTCAAATTTTAATTCTTCAAAACGTATCCAGCCTTTAAAATTGGTAACTTTCATTTCTTCCCAGCTTCTGTTTCTGCCATACTCATCAATTACACAGGATTCGTTATAAAATTTAAAAAGCTCTATGTATTTCTCATAAAAAACAACAATAGTATTCCCTGACGTGTACACATTAGGCAATTCACTCGCAGGTTTAAGTTCTGCTTGTAGTTTCATTTTTCACCTCTTTTAGTTTTATTTTTAACGTATTCTTTATAAAATTCAAGATAATAATAACAATCACAACCTGTTCCAATCCATTTTAAACTAGCTCTTATCCTATCTTCTTCGAAAATTTCTAATAACTGGCCTATTGATGCGCTCACAAATACTGTCGACAAACCCAATATTTCAGTAAAATCTAAAGTGATTCTTTTCTCTTTAATCATATTATCTTTTATCAATCTAAAAACTTTATCACCATCTTCAATAGATACACATAATGAACTACCTACTACTTCTTTAACATTTATAATATCCGTCATTCTTCGCCCCAGAAGTATTTATCGTGTTTCTTTAAGAAATCAGTGTATTCTATATTATCAACGCTATATTCGAGAATATCAGCAGTAAGCATAATAATAATACTTGGCACCTCTTCAGCAAATCGTTCTTTTATACGGTTTATCATAGAATCTTCTATTTCGTAATCTATTATCTTTTTTATTTCATAGTTAGTTATCATTTTTATCTTCCACAAACATATTTAACTTACTTAATACGTACTCTATTACACTTTCTGCTTGTTCTACTCGATTCATACACATATTTTGCCACGCTTTATCTGCGTTTATTTTCACAGAGTAAAGCCTATTCTTTTCTTTAAAAAGCGGGTTATAGCTAACTAAATGACATACTTTGCGCTCCGTCAACATAAGCTGAAATTGAACTTGATTGCAATATTGATTCAGACCATTTTCTAAAATGTTGTTTAAGTGAATCAAAGGGCTAAATGGGCATTTAATTTCTATTAATTCATCTTCGCCAATGTAGCCGTCAGGAGTACAAGATAACCACTCTTTTTCGACCGTTTTTTGGTGATCGAACGTTTTAATAAAGTTATGAGCCTCAAACGCTTGAATCGCTTCAAGTTCATATTCATTACCCCATTCTGTCGCTTTATTTCCATTAAAAAATTCATCTTCATTAACTACACCGATGCGCTCTAATGCGATACGCTTTGCATATTCAACGCCTCCGGCTAATAAAGTGCTTCCTTTCCCAGTTAAAATCGGAGAAATTGTTGACGCTGTAAAAAACCCTAATTTATGCTGTGCCATTTTATTCCCCTGTCTCTTGTTCTTGTTCTTCATTTAACTTTCCTGCTAACTCATCCGCTTGGAAAAGCATCTCATTTACATCGTCATCACTAATATCTACGTACTTCTTTATTTCATCCATTGTAATTTTATTTTCTGCTAACTGTTGTACAGCTCTTGACCAACGTTGTGAGCCTTGAGAAAGGGCTTCTTTTTTAATGTTTGGTTTTGTAGATTTAACTCTAACTGCATCTATAAACTCACCGAACGCTTTTATTTTAGCAACATATAATTCTATGTGTTTAGAAACCCAATCTTCAATATAAGAAGAATCGCACACTTTTGAAATCGCTTTTGCATTGGTTACATTGCAAATCATTGGCTTTTCATTTTCAAAAAAATCAACAACTAGGCATTCTTCTTTTCCTCGCTCTGAAATAACCAGTCTTTGGCCAACAGATTTTATTTTTACAACTTTATGTTCATTAGGCTGAAAAGCATATGCACCGATATAGTCGGGATTATGGTAATTTTTCCAGTGTGTTTTTTTTTCATTATTCATTTTATTCCCCGCTTAATTGCTTAGTTAATTCTGTGAAATCCGATTGATAAAACCAACCTACATACCCTTCATATTCTACTAAATGTTCCCAGCTCATTTTTGTTTCACTTTTTATGTCGCTAGATACTGTTACTACACCTAAATCATTTAGTGATGCGTAATCATGCTCATTGCTATATTGTCTCAACAATGAAAATTCAACATTAATTTTTGGCCGTTCTTTAATAGAATAAATCTCTAATAATTGACTATTTCTATTTAAAATACTTTCCATTTCTTGCAGTAATTCATTGACTTTTTCAGTTCTAATTCTAACTTCTTCATCTTTTTCTTTAGCCTCGTTGATTAAGTCAGCGATTGTGAGTTGTTCGGGGTGCTCTTCTATTATTTTAAAATCTTTCAAATAAAAAAATCCCTTATAATTGTCAGAATTAAAACTAGTACCCTTAGGTAAAAGAATTCCAGATGTATTATCATGACGAACTACTATAGCAATATTTTCAAATTTATCTGGCAATTCACTCATCAGTCTAAGTTCTGCTTGTATTTTCATTTTAATACCCTCCGGTAATTTTCAATGACTCTAAATGAATTTGTCTAAAATCGATCGGCTCTGCCGATTTTTCCAGTTCTTTAATAATTCTTCGTCTATTTTTATGATATATTTTGAATAATTTTGTGGTCGTTCTTGTAAAGCTTAATCTTTCTTTAACCGTTATTTTGTCGCTCACTTTATTAACTCCAATCTTTTTGATTAGTTAATTTATGCTTAAATTGTTCAGAATAGTAAAAAAACAATTCGGCAATAATTGGTTTAAATGTGTGTATGATTTCTTCGCTGATTGTTTTAGTTGAAAAACTGAACTCTTTAATATTTAAAAACATTTCTTTTACATTTTGAGACATGAGTATATCAAATGCGCTGTCCTCTTCGTTATTAAGTAAATCGCAAAATAACGTGTAAGCTAATTCGTCTTGCTCGGAAAAAAGAAGCGATTTAAACTTATAAGAACCCCACTCAACGTGACGTTTAATTTCGGAACAGGTTTTAGGTAAATATCTGACTTCATCGGGTTCCGAATAATCGCCGAACGAGTCAATTTGTAGCTCTAGTGTGTTTAGCATTTTTGTTTCTCCGATGTTTTATTTTTTATTATTATCATCTTGCTGATGATTTTTAAATAATATCACAAAATTATTACAAGTCAATAAAAATATATAAACAAATTGAAATATTAAAAAAAATATAGTATTCTACAAAAGAAATCAAAACAATCACTCAAGAGGTCAAAATGAAAAAATACGTAACTGCATTTCAGTTTTCTAAAATGTCAAACGGTTTCCCAACTTATAATATGTTAAGAACGTTAATAAGAGACAGAGATAAAAACGGCTTTAACAAAGTCGTTTTTAAGCTCAATGGACAGTATTTAATCTGCCCAGAATCGTTTGATAAATGGTTAGAAGAACAGCAAAACGCTAATTAAAATGAACTGGAAATTAGCTGAAAAAATAAACAAAATAAAGGGCTTGACAGCTGTTCAGCGTTCTATTTTGTTTGCGCTGGCGGGTTACGCTAACGAAAAAAATCAATGCTGGCCTGCTGTTTTATCGATTGCAGACACAGCAGGAGTTAGCAAAAGATACACAATTCTTACACTAAGAGAGCTAGAAAAAATGAAAATTTTAAAAGTAGAATTTGTTTCAGAAAACGGAAAAACAAAAACAAATGTATATACCGTTTTGGTAGAAATTGATGAAAATGAAAGCATACTTAGGGATGATCTGACGTCACCCATAAATCGATTAGGGATGATCTCAGATCATGGGGGGGATGATCCTAGATCAGGGGGGGGGATGATCCTAGATCAGGGGGGGGATGATCTCAGATCATCCGAAGTAGATACACTGAACAGATACACTAGAACAGATACAGAGAACAATAAAAAAACTATACAAAAAAATAAAAAAGACGAAAAGAAAAAAGCATTAACCGAAATGATAAATATTAAGTTTGAAATTTTTTGGGATTTATATCCGCGCCAGCAAGACAGGAAAGATGCGTTGAAAAAATTTACTACCATCGTAGGTAAAAAAATGAGCATAGCAGACGAGATAATTGAGGGGACTAAGCAGCACGCAACATTGTGGAAAACAAAAAACACAGAGACTGAATACATACCAAAGCCTGCAAAATTTTTGAGCAAAGGATCTTACGAAGACGACTTGAGTAAACAAAATACAACAATATGGGATAAATATTTATGAAACTACAGCCAGCAAAATCACAAGCAGAAATTTTCCGTAAAATTTTTGTCTATCACAATATTGACGAGAATGAAATTGCATTACAATTCTGGACAGATGACCTGTTCAAATACAATGCAGAAATAATAACGGCAGCTTGGAACGAATGGCGCATGAACGAAAAAATAAAACCAAAATCATTTGATATCGCTAAAATTGCAAAACGTTTACAATACATCGAAGATTCAAAAAAACTTGGGAATCAAATCAAGCCTAAGCGTGATTCGGATTTTGTCAAAGGGCGTAGCGTGATAGAAGATGAGATGCGAAGACAGCAAGAACTGGCGTTGAAAAAAAATCCCTATTTGCTCGAGCAGATAAGGGAAACGAAAAGCGTTTACGAAAAAATATCACTTTGCGCGCTCGCTCAAAATATACCTATGAGCAAAATTAACTCAATCTTAGCTCCTTTGTTTAGACGCTGGAAACAAAATGAACAAAAAGAATCGCAAAAATGTGAAGAAGTTAAAAACGCAGATGAAGTTACTGCTCATAATCACACTAAACAAAATCCTAATGGGGTACAGTCTATTTTAAATGAAAAGATGAGCGAACTTCATGGTTACTTCAAGATTAGCTAAAATATGCCTTAAATTGCGTTTAAATATATAGTTATAAAATAGGTAATAAAATGAAGAAGATTAAGAAGAGCAAATTGCTTCTGTCGGTTGATAAAATTATTGATAATTATCAAATAAAAACGATATCATTGACGCTTGCTCAGTACACGGATTTATGTGATGAATTATACCCGTTTTGTAAAGATGAGCACTTGAAAAACAAAGAGTTTGTGTATAAAAATCGAGTGATAAAGATTTGGAATGATGATAAAAAGGGCGCCTAATATTTTAGACATTTTTAGACATTTTTAGACATTCTGAGAGTTTAATATGAAACATATTGAAGACCAAAATCAAATCGCGCTTATAAAATGGGCGTCTTATCATCCGCACATTTTTAACTCGTTATTTCACATAGCGAACCAAGGGAAAATGAATGTAATAACCGGCGCGAAATTGAAAAAAATGGGCAGAAAAGCAGGAGTGTGGGATTTGTTTTTAGCTATACCTGCATCAAATTTTCACGGTCTGTTTATCGAGATGAAAACGGAAAAGGGGCGATTGACAAAAGAACAAATTACGTTTAGAGAAAATATTGAGCCGAGCGGCTATTGTTTTTTTATAGCTGATAATTGGGAAAAGGCGAAAGATTTTATTTTGAAATATTTGAGTAATCAGTTATAATAATTATGTGTTTAGGGTAGCTATGCGCTGCGTGTTTTTTTAGCTTGCACGCGGCAATTAGCTGTACTAAACGCTTTTATAAAGCACTCTTAAATACTTTTAAGCTCCCTCTTTTAATTATGAAAGAGTGTTTTTATTTAGAAAAGCATGCTTATTTAGTTTTAATTTTCTTAAGTGACCTCATTTTTGAGCTGGTCGCGATCGATTGTGAATCGACAACATACAGGTCAGACGGCTCAGGTGAGTCAAAAGGTTTAATAATTTCTTCTCTATCTACAAGCAAAGCTGAACCGCAATTCGAATTTATTCGGTAATGCTCGCGCTCATTAGTATAAAAAACTATTGACTCAATAATGCCAACATGCGTCCAAAAATTGTGACTAAAATAAACTTTTTCTCAAACGTTATATTTTGTTTCAATTTTCATTTTTTACACTTTATTTTTTTTTCTAATTTATTAATCTTAGTTTCCCAATTTAGCTTACTTTTATCTTTTATTGAATTTAACTTTTCAATTAAAAAATCAGGATCATCTTTTAGGAGCTTAGTTTCAATTGCGTATAACAAAGCTGTTTCAGTGTCAATGATTTGTGTATTTAGATCATCAATGTGATGATTAAGACCCTCTTCTACATACGCTGACACATATGCAGCGCAATCCGGATTTTTCTTTATATAATTTTTAACGTGCTCTAAAAATTCGATGTGTTTTAAGTTCATTTTATTCTCCGATTTTATTAATTTCTTGCGAGTGTTTATATTCGTCAATTGCTGTTTGTTGGATGTCAAGACGACACTTCTCGCAATTATTAACGCTAATGATTAGACAGTCATAACTATTCTTATAATCGTAAGACTCGATTTCAATGTCTTCATTGCATTCGTTGCACTGTGCGATGATTTCTATTGATATACCCATTTTTATTCTCAAATTTTATAGTTTAAAGTATTTTTCAATTCGTCCAAAATCACATCAACTTTTCGCAATTCGTCCGTTTTTTCTAATTTAAAAAATCGCGTATGACTGCAATAATCCCGTATGATTTTTTGGGTTTTATTTATTTCTTGTTCTAGTTCGTTTGAGTTTTGTGCGCTCATATCATTCTCCACTTTATATGTGTAATGAACTTATTAAGAAAAAGCTTAAATAGATTACGCTAATTGTCACAGCGAGGTAAATTGCGTCTTTCATTTTATTCTCCGATGTTTTATTTTTTCATTAAATATTTAGCGTTAAAGCGTGCGGCTTTACCTAAAAGATACTATTTATTTACCATGTAAATTGCCTTTTTATTATGTCCAAAGGATCCTCAGTCGTATGAATTAATCTCAAAATGCTCAGAAATGTATATCTTAAGATAGTTTCATCAATTTTTATTTCAAACAAAACATCATCCAAGTCGTTTAAAAATTTAAGTATAACAATCTTCTTATTACTCGATTTTGTCACTCTTAAATTGATAGATTCACGTGTTGAACCAATTGTATTTGTTAATGAATAGTCAGCTGTTCTCAGTCTCGTCATTTTTCTATCTCCGATTTTGTTTTTATTTTTTAAATTTTTTAGCATGTTTCTCTGTCTAGTAAAATGTGCGTGTCTTTATCATCAAATTCTTTTGTTAAATCATAAACATCTTTAAAAGAGAGCTGTTTACCCACTTTATTTTAAAGCATTCAGAAGTTAAGCAGTGATTTGTCGTAACAGAAAATTTAGTGTTTTCAAATTTGCTTTTTAAGATATTTTTTAATAGTTTTGATGTTAATTGTGTGCTCATTTTTATATCTCCAATTTTTGTTTTTAGTAGAGCGTTTAATCACTCTATAACTATACAATATCACAAATATCCGCAAAGTCAACAAAGATATTAAAATAAATTAAAAATAATTGACATTATTTTTGCTGCGTATATAATAATCAACAATGGATTAAATAAACGAATGGACGCTAAAATATTATCATTTAGGTGTTGTATGAAACTAAAAACTATTTTTTTATTATCCTTTTTATCAATAAGTGTAGCAGCCGCACACGCTGATAAAAATATCACAACGTATCATGCTGGAAAGTTAAATGATGGCTTAACAAAATATTGTGATTCCGAAATTAACATAAGTGGCACTTTTCAAAAATATTTGGGCGGCCACACAATAAAAATGATTAAATTTGACGGCGTAGCAATGAATATCCTTGCGACAGCGACAAATCATACAGATAGTCAATATATTTATAATTTACAATTGCCTACCCAAAAAATAGGCAATATGAACGCTGAAATAAAATCTGTTATTTTGAGATACGACTATATTTTAAACAAAATGACTATGACAATCTATTTAACGCTCCCAGATGCGCCGCCTTTTGCTCAACAGTGCGAATACGTAAATCAATAAATTTTAATTAAACACAGATAACTAAACGATAGTAATTTATCGTTTAGTTGTTTTAATATTTTGTGATATTATTAAATTTCGTTCAATTTTTACTAAAAAGATAACATGATAAAGTTGGGAAAAATATGAAAAACAACTATAATCCTGATTGGGGAAAAATAGACGCGCTTTTAAAAGCGAATTGTTCAGGAATTGAAATAGCTAATTATTTAGGAATCCATAAAGATACTATTTATCGCGCGTGTGTGCGCGAAAAGGGAATGAAGTGGGAAGATTATTCGCGCAGCAAAAAAGCGGTCGGGAAAGCCATGATTCGGGTTAAGAAATTTGACTTGTGTATGGATGGCGACAAGACAATGCTCATATGGGAAAGCAAGCAACGGCTTGGTGAGACGGATAAATCATATACAGAAACTCACGCTCAAATCACGCAAGTAATACCCGACAATATTTCAGAATGTGATGCTCAATCTGCCGCAATGATATATGAACAACTGTTAAATTTTAAACAAAAAGAAGAAGATGATAATGACGGAGGCGAGAAATCGGCTGATGAAGAGTAACATATTAAGAAAATTAAGAGAGCGATTTAATTCTGACAAAGTTAGCGATGCACAGAGCGATAATAAAATTGATTTTGGAAATTTAAAAGAAGGAGCTTTTACTGCGCAAGCTGAGAGAGCTGACATGGGCGTACAAGAGTTTGCTAATCACGTTTTAAGTCACGAAGATGATTTTACAAGTACGACAATTAAAAGAGCTAACTTTGCACGCAATGCAAAGAAATTTAATGATTAATTATGATGATAAATATCAAAATAAAAATCAAGCACGTAAATTCTTTTAATTAAAAAAAATCGAACTAATTTTAATAGTTTTTTTGCGGGAACATCTCGCATATCGTACAACCCTGTCGGCGTTAGAGTAAGTAGATGCGTTCTGAATTGCTCAAGCAGTCCTGATTTAAAACTGCACGACATTGATTTGTGCGTATAGTTATTATTTAAGACAAAAGGGTAATATTTGCCATTTTTCTTTTTGATATAAATCGGGACGCGAATGTGTATCATAGTGACGCAAGTATGTTAAAAAATTAATTATAACGGAATTTTAACATTTTATGATAGATTTTGACTTTAAAAATCCAGATTATGCGCAAGTTTTTTGCAATAGAGCAAGAATGCTGTCAAATTTGCGTGCAAACCCTGATTTTCTTTATCAAATAAAGTTGCACTATAAAAACAATATAGCACAATTTATAAGCGACTGGGGTATGACGCTTGACCCAAGAAACGCAAACAATGGATTGCCTTCAAAAATCCCATTTATTTTATTTGACAGACAAAAAGAGCTAATTGACGAGATAATATACTGCTGGAAAAACAACAAAAATTTGATTGTTGAAAAATCGCGCGACATGGGGGTGAGCTGGGTGTGCATTGCTACGTTTTGTAGCCTTGCGTTATTTAATAATAATATAATTTTTGGTTTTGGCTCTCGAAAACAAGAATATGTTGATAAAATTGGTGAT